TGTGGGGAGAAACGCAAGACACCCCCCCCGCTCTGACCGGGGTTACCCCCGGGGCGGGTGTGCTGCTGGACGAGGTGGCCCTGATGCCCCGCAGCTTTGTGGAGCAGGCGCTGGCTCGGTGCTCCGTGTCCGGGGCAAAATTGTGGTTCAACTGCAACCCGGAGGGCCCTGAACACTGGTTCCGAAAAGAGTGGATCCTCAAAGCCAACAAGCACAAGGCTCTGCACCTGCATTTCACCATGGACGATAACCCCACGCTGGACGATGCCACCCGGGAACGCTACCGCACCATGTATAGCGGCGTGTTTTACGAGCGTTTTGTCCTGGGGCGGTGGGTGATGTCCGAAGGACTTGTCTATGATATGTTCAGCACCACGGAAAACGAGTACAGACCGGAGAAAGCACCGCCCGGTTTAAGGAATTGGCTTGCGCGAACAATTTCCTGCGACTACGGAACCAGCAACCCTACCGTGTTTCTGGAAATTTATGATTACCATGAAAAATTCTACGTTGACCGTGAATACCGGTGGGACAGCCGGGAAGAAGGACGGCAAAAAACCGACGAGGAGTATGCAGACGATCTGCAGAAGTTTATGGGGAAAAACCAGTGTACCATCATTGTAGACCCATCTGCGGCGTCTTTTATTGCCGCACTGCGCCGGCGGGGACTATATGTGCTGTCGGCGGACAATGATGTTCTTGGAGGAATTCGTAGAACAGCGACATTGATTGAGCGGCGAAAAATTCTGATCAACACACAGTGCGCTCCACTGCTGGGAGAAATGGGGACGTATCTGTGGGATAAAAGAGGAGGGCCAAACGGTGAAGACCGCGTTGTAAAAGAGCGAGACCACGGGCCCGATGCTCTGAGATACTACGTGAATTCTTTGCCGGATTGGAGGATTGGATGATGTCTAGAAGAAACAAGAGCACGCCGAAGGGCGGAAAACCGAATACCTCTGTTTCTGTGATGGACGCGTTCAGCAATCCTCTTTTTCGACTGGGATACGGAAGCCAGTCGCCTCTGGAGGCCACGGAGTATCCGCTGACAAGGCTAACGGATAACTATGTGCTGATGAATAGCTTGTATCGGGGGAGCTGGGTAGTCCAAAGTGTTGTGGGCCTAATGGTCGATGATATGCTGCGGGAATGGTATAAACTGAGTGGCTCGCTTTCCCCTGAGATTCAGGAAAAAATCAGACGGGTAGAAAGAAAAAAGCAGATCCGGCAAAGACTTTCTGAGGGAATCAGCTGGGGGAGGCTTTATGGCGGCGCCGCAGGGCTTATAAACATCAAAGGGCAAGAAAGTATGCTGGATAAGCCTCTTGACTATGAGCTGATATTTCCTGGAACCTTTGATGGGATTACCATTTTTGACCGGTGGCAGGGAATTGTTCCGGGTATGGAGCTTGTTTACGTCAATGGAGAAGCGGTTCCAGAGTATTATTCTTTCACTGACGCAACCGGAAAAACGATAGCGAGAGTTCACTATTCAAGAGTTATCCGGTTTACAGGAAGGCCGCTTCCTTATTTGGAGAAAATGGCCGAACTGTATTGGGGAGAATCAGAGATTGAACCAATGTATAGTGATTTGAAAGCCCATGACAACGTAAGCGCTAACATGGCAGCTTTGACGTTTCAAGCGAACATCAACACTATGGAGGTCCAAAACCTTGAGCAGCTTTTTTCCCTAGGGTCTACGGAACAACAGCGCCGGTTCTGGAATGTCATGCAAAACCAGTCTGTGGTGAAGTCCAACTATGGAATCCAACTGATTAACAAAGGCGACCAAATGCACAATACCCAGTACACATTTACTGGATTGCAAGAAATCTATGATTCCATGTGCCTCAACCTCTGCGGAGCTGCCCATTACCCTATGACCAAATTGTTTGGTCGTTCCCCCGCTGGAATGAACGCAACTGGAGAAAGCGACTTAAAAAACTATTACGACTATGTAGATAGCCAGAGAGAATCAAAGCTGCGGCCTGCATTGTATCAGCTGCTTCCGGTTCTTTTTATGTCTGAGGTTGGAGCAATTCCGGACGATTTCGACATCACCTTCCCGCCTCTGTGGACGCCCACGGCCAAGGAAGTGGCGGAGATCGCCAAAGCAAAAATGGAGACGGTGGTCACACCGTACCAGGCCGGACTGCTCAACGTGGACACTGCCCAGAAGGAACTCAAGAAGCTGGAGGACGAGACCGGAATGTTTGGGAGCATCACCGACGAGGAGATCAAGGCCAACGCCGGAAAGACGTTCCAGGATGCCACCGCGCTGCGTGATCCGCTGGTGGGGATTGGGTAAGGGAAATTAAATGAAAAGTAAAACCTATGAAGAGTTTGTGAACAAGTTCAAACCAAAGCTTACCACGGATGACTGCTATACTCCGCCCCCTGTATATGATGCTGTGAAAGAATGGGTATGCAGAGAGTACGACGTATTTGCCGGGCGCATTGTTCGCCCGTTTTGGCCTGGTGCTGATTACACAAAAACGGAGTACCCAGAAGGGTGCGTTGTTCTGGACAACCCGCCCTTTTCAATCCTGACGAAGATATGCGAGTGGTACCTTGATCGGGGCATCAAGTTTTTTCTCTTTGCGCCGAGCCTCACCGCACTTTCTGGAAAAAACATTTGCATGCGGATGAACCACCTTATTTGTGATGCTGACATTACATATGCAAACGGGGCGAACGTTCGGACCGCATTTGTCACAAACCTGGGAGACGGTGACACTGTTCTGCAGACAGCACCAACCCTCGGAAAAGCTGTAAACGACGCCGTAAAGAAAATGAGGGGAGAAACGACCCGTAGCGTACCTAAGTACGAATACCCGGCCCATGTCGTAACGGCTTCAATGCTCCAGAAGTACAGCAAGTATGGCGTGGAGTTTAGCGTCTCTCGATCAGAGTGCGTGAGAATTTCGGCGCTTGACGCACAACGCGATGCAGGGAAATCGGTTTATGGATCTGGTCTGCTGCTGTCAAATAAAGCAGCAGCAGAACGAGCAGTAGCAGAACGAGCAGCAGCCACGGTTTGGGAGCTGTCTGACCGTGAAAAATCGATAGTTTTAGAACTGGGCAAAAGGTGAATCTTCATGCCAACACTAAGCCGGCCAAACCAGCGGGAGCTTGACAAGCTCATTTCCATCTACCTGAAAGCCGAAACAGACATCATCAATGAGATTGCCCGCCTGCGGTCCCAAGGGCTGATTGACTACCACGCCGTTGCCGCCCTGGAGCGTGTACAGGCTATCCTCAACAAGATGCAGTCTGATTCCTGGGAATACGTTCCCCGCATGATTGAAAAGATGTTCTATGTGCGGGTGCCGGAAGCCCGGAAGAAGCTGGATGTCCCGGAGACCCCGGCCAAGCATTTCATGGGCTATGTAAACGCCCAGAACCTGACTGGGGAGCAAACGGACATTGTCCAGAAGTTGACCATGAACCTGATGACGGAATTGTCGGACGCTTCTCTGGTGGTGCTTTCCAGTTTGGGAAATGCCATCCTGGGCCGCCGAGAAAACGACGTGGTGCGCCGGGTTGGCCTTGAGCTGGTGGCAAATATGGAGGCCACAGGAAAAAGCACGGCGGCCACTGTGCCGGAGTTTGTGAAGATCCTGCAGCGTGAGGGCGTGACTGCGTTTGTGGATAAGGCCGGAAGAAACTGGAGCCTCCACACATACGCCAGCATGGCCACCAGGACCACATCCCGGCAGGCGGAGGTGCTGGCGGTGCTCACCGCAGCCCCGGAGCACGACCTGTACAAGATCAGCAGCCACGGAACCACCTGCGCCCTGTGCGCCCCCTATGAAGGCCGGGTGTACAGCAAAAGCGGCACAGATCCCGTGTTCCCCCCGCTGGCTGCCGCGTTCGGGAAAATCGACCCCGCCGGGTCGGACGATCTGGCAAATACTTGGCTGAACATCCACCCGAACTGCCTGCACGTGCTCATGCCGTGGACGCCTGCCGGCCGCTCTGAAAAAGAGATCCGGGAGATCCAGGACTTTTCCGACCCCCGAAAGAACCCGTTTACGGTGGATCCCCGCAGCAAGAAGCAAATAGAGGCGTACCGAAAAAAGGAAAAAGCCCGGGCCAAGTGGCTGGACGATTACCGCCAGTATGAGCGGTACCGGGTGACCATCCCGGACGATACCCCCAAGACGTTCAACACGTTCCTCAAGCACAAACTGGCGGACGATGACAAGTACCAGAAGTGGTTGAAGATGTACAGGGAGGCAAACCAGGATGAATAAACATGACGGGGTTTACATCACGGACCCTGAAATGGAAAAAAATGAGAATCCAATTTGTTACGGATGACGTAATAGAGGCGTTTGAAAAATACTTTCATGACCCTGGAACGCCAAAACAGATGGAAAGTTTGAGGAAGCTTATTGCACAATATGCACAGTGCCCGGAAAATTGGCTGGAAATTTCCGCAGATGAAGAAGGGTATCACATTATTGTAAAACCTGACATTCCAATCGAATCGGTAAGTATGGAGGTTATCATTTGAAACCTGAAACCATCCAGGCTATTGAGGCCATTTTGAAAAAGGGACGCTGTGCGGAAATCAGACCCACCAAAACCGGGCTTGTTGTGCTGGAAACCAACCGGCACAAAGCGCACGAAGAAAAGTAAACAATGCTCCGACCTCCTAAGCGATGGAGGCGAAGACCCAAGCGTGGGTGACTTGCAGAAATGCAGGCCGCTCACGCTTTTTTATTTGCGTGTGAGGTGATGACTATGACCTATTTGAAACTCCTGCAAAAAAACCTGGTGGACGAGATCGAGGCAACCCGCTCCTATGCGGCCACCATGGCCGTGGCGCCGCCCGAAGACATCCCGGTGCTGCTGGAACTGCTGGCGGATGAAACGGACCACATTGCCCATGTGGCGCAGCTGATCTCCCAGCAGACCGGAAGTCCTGTGGACTACTCGGCGCTGGTATCGGGGGTGGAGTGATGGCCATCGCGTACTACGGAGCAACCATCAGCCCCAACATGGACAAGACGCCGGAGGGCTATCTGATCTGCCGCAACGTGCCTATCAACCGCACAGGTGTGCAGGTTTATACCGCCAGGGAGGTGGGAATGCCCGGCGGCGGAGATGAGCCCGTCAATGTGTACCGGCTGGAAGAGGACGTGTTTTCCCCGGCGGCGGTGGCCAGCATGGAGGGAAAAGACGTCACCAGAGGGCACCCGCCCGAAATGCTGGACGCCACCAACCAGGCCGCCTACTCCAACGGCCATATCCAAAACGTAAGGCGGGACGGCGACAACACCGTCGGAGACCTCATTATCAAGGACCCGGGGCTTGCCTCTGACGTGGAAAACGGAGTGCTGCGGGAGATCTCCTGCGGATATTACTGCACGTTTGAACCGTACCGGGACGGATTCAAACAGACCCATCTGGTAGGCAATCACGTGGCGGTGGTCCCTCGGGGCC